CAATAGCAGACGCGCTGCAGAAAAGCCAGGCCCGAATGCCAGGCAGGAATGCCAGGCAGGAGAAATAAGCGAGACCAGCCCTGGTGGAATTGGTTGCCATTGGTTGCCAGCCATGATTCGCTTCTGAAAACCATTCAGGAGGCTTTCTGTGCTCGAAACAAATACACCGCTCGCTAAAACAATTGAATTATGGCCCACAGAAAAGCTCTACCCATTCGAAGGGAATGCTCGCGTCCATACGCTGTCTCAGATCGGCGAGATCGCCGCCTCGATCCGAGAATTCGGCTTCAATGCTCCCATTCTCGCCGACGAGGACGGGCTTCTCATTGCAGGCCACGGGCGGCTTGAGGCTGCGAAGCTTCTCGGCCTGTCGAATGTTCCGGTGATCGTTCTCAAGCATTTAACCGAGGTCGAGCGTCGCGCTTTTACAATCGCTGATAATAAAATTGCACTGAATTCTATTTGGTCTTTCGAAAAGCTCGGCGTCGAATTGTCTGCGCTGAAGCTCGAAGGCTTCGACATGGCTCTCACGGGCTTTAACGACTTCGAATTGGACCAGATATTCACGGGAGCAGAGGACGACTTCAACGTAAGCCAGCACCGCCGCTCGAAAACAGGCGAGGGAGAAGACGAAGAGCCAGCAGATCCAGCCGCTGCGAACGCGAAGCTGGCAGAAAAATTCTTGGTGCCGCCATTCTCCGTTCTCGATGCTCGTCAAGGGTATTGGAAGAGCAGAAAAAATGCGTGGCTCGGTCTCGGCATTCAATCCGAGCTAGGGAGAGGCGAGAATCTTTTAAAAATGTCCAGCACGATGCTGGAACCAGATCCAGAGAAGCGATCTCTCGACGACCAAATGCAAAAGGCCTTAAAGGGAAACCCGGCTGGCGGCGGGAGCATCGAGGTAAAGATACCCGGCTATTATCAAAAGATCAGGTCCGGTATGAGCCGGGAACAGATCATTCAGGAGTGGCTAGACTCAAACTCCTCGATCAAGTCTGGAACAAGCATTTTCGATCCGGTTCTCTGCGAAGTTGCCTACCGCTGGTTCTCGCCTGAAGGCGGGACGGTGCTCGATCCTTTCGCTGGCGGTTCCGTTCGCGGGGTTGTGGCCTCGAAGCTCGGAAGAAAATATTACGGCTGCGATCTTCGCACGGAGCAGATCGAAGAAAATAAAATTCAAGCGCAGAAGGTTTGCGATCCAATCGTGCAGCCGCACTACTTCAGCGGCGACTCGAGGAACATAGACGAACATTTCCCAGAGCTGAAGGCGGACATGATCTTCAGCTGCCCACCGTATGCCGACCTAGAGGTTTATTCAGACGACCCGCAGGATATTTCGACGCTCGAGTACGAAGAATTTCTCGAAGCCTATACCCAGATCATTACGAAGGCCGTGGCAATGCTGAAGCCGAACCGCTTCGCTGTCTTCGTCGTCGGAGAAGTGCGCGAGAAAAAGAATGGCGGCTTCTACAAGGGCTTCGTTCAAGACACAATCGCAGCGTTCGAAGGCGCTGGTGCGAAATTCTACAACGAAATGCTTCTGCTCACCCCGGCAGGAACTCTCGCGCTGAGAGCTGGGCGCGTCTTCTCTGCTTCGCGAAAAGTCGGCAAAACCCACCAGAATGTTCTCGTCTTCTGTAAAGGCGACCCGTTCGAAGCAACGAAAGCGTGCGGGGACATAGAAATATCCCTGCCCGAAGGAATGGAAGACGAAGCCAGCAGCCCGGAACTAGATGCGACGGAAAAGTACGGAGAGCGCTTGACTGACATCGGAGGCGACCTGTGAGCGACTCGCAGAAACGGTCAACCACATGACGGAGTGGTGGAATGAACCGCCCGTGCTCGAGCAGCACGGAAGCGTCACTGTCGTGCGCGAAGACCTCGTAGAGGGAGGGTCGAAAATTCGATTCCTGCCTCATCTCGTCGGTGATGCGAGAGAGGTTGTATATGGTGGACCGTTTTGCGGCGGTGCTCCGTATGCTTTATCTGTCTGGGGTAAAAAGCAGAGCGTAAAAATCACCCTGTTCTACGCAAAGCGAAAGGAGCTGCACCGCAGGCAGAAGGCCGCATTCAGAAACGGTGCACAAATCTATCAGGTGCCCTTCGGGTATATGACCAACGTTCAATCCAAAGCCAGGGCGTATGCAAAAGACAGCGGCGCTCTGTTTCTCCCGCTCGGCTTTGATGTGCCGAATGCTGCAGAGCCATACGTTAAATTCATGCGCTCCGTTCGACAAACGGTCGGGAAGGTCGATCAAGTATGGTGCGCCACTGGCTCGGGAATGCTCGCTCGCTGCCTGGCGGAAGCCTTCCCGGACGCAGAAGTGCACGGCGTCGTCGTCGGACTTCGCTCCAGAAATGAAAAACAGACGTTCAAATCTAACGTAACGCTACACGGCAGCGATTATGACTTCGCACAGGAAACGAAGGCCACAAGCCCATTCCCAAGCTGTGGAAACTACGACCGCAAAGCATGGGAAATCAGCCAGAAGCTCGGAAGAGGCAGAATCCTTTTTTGGAATGTGCTGGGGTAGAACAAATGGCACACCTGTCCATGCGCAAGTACGCGCTTCACCGTGGAGTAAGCCACACCGCCGTTCAAAAAGCCGTGAGAGCCGGACATCTGTCCAGAGCTGTCGTCTCAAACGGCGCTAAGCTACTGATCAACTCGCGCATTGCCGACGCTGAATGGAAGCCAAACGTGCCTGAAGTAGTCCGAAAAGGCGCGAAATGCTCACTCTGCGGAAGGAAACGGACCTAATGGGACGGAAGAAACCATTCACGCCCGAACAAATTGACATGATCGAGAAGATGGCTTCAGTCCGAATGCCGATGGTCACAATCGCTGGGTTCCTGGACGTTTCCAAAGACTGCCTAGAGAAACGAGCGAAGAAAGACAAAGTGCTGCAGGCGGCCATAGATAAAGGCAGGACCAAGGGAACCATGAAGGTTTATCAAACCGCCTTCCAGCTGGCGACCGGCTACAAACGAGCGCGTGAGGTTTTCGATCAGGAAAAAGGAAAGATGAAGACGCTGTATGAGGACGTCCCGCCTGATCCAGTCATGCTGAAATTCTGGCTGAAGACTCAAGAGAAGTGGCGCGAGACCGACCGCCTAGAGCTGACCGGGAAGGACGGCGCTCCGCTTACCGTCGCCACCCTGCCTGCTGCAGACCGGAAGAGAGAGATTGCCCGGCTCGAAGGGCTACGCGCTCACCTGGCGATTGTGGCGGCTGCACAGCTGCACGACGACCCGATAGATGTGACGCCGTTGCCGGAAGAGCCGGAAAGGGATGAGGAGGACGAGAGTGAAGACGAAGAACCTGAAGTATAAACCCCAGCTTTCGGGCCACCAGGAGAAGACATACCATGCTCTGCTCGAACAGGACGTAATTGACGAGGCTCGGAAGTACCTGCTCGGCTTCATCGGCTCAACGAAAAGAGACTTCCAAGTCAATTGGCACCACATGGTCATTTCCATCGCGCTAGACAAGTTCTTCAAACGCATTTTCGAGAACGTGGTCTTCCTAATGCCACCCCGCGTCGGCAAAACCGAGAGCGTGAGCCGCCGCTTCCCGGCGAGTGCGCTCGGGAGGGACAAGGAGCGCCGAATCATCGCAACCAGCTACTCCGACAGCCTGGCATCGAGCGCGAACCGAGACGTTCAGCGCATTATCGACAGCCCGGAATACCGACAGATCTTTCCCGAGACGACTTTGTCCGGAGAAAACGTTCGCTCGAACGTCCAAGGCAGCTGGCTTCGGAACAATGACATTTTTGAAGTGGTCGGGCACCGCGGCGTCTACCGCTCCGCAGGCATTGGCTCGGGAATTACCGGGCTCGGCTTCGACATTGGCATCATAGACGACCCGATTAAGAACTGGAAGGAAGCGCTCTCGCCGACCGTCCGTCGAACTCACTGGGAATGGTACACCTCGACATTCTTCACCCGCCGAGAAAAGGGCGCGGGGATATGTCTCGTCATGACGCGGTGGCACCAGGACGATCTCGCTGGCAGAATTCTGCAGCAGGCGAAAGAGAACGGAGAGAATTGGACCGTCGTCTCTTTCCCGATGATTAAGGAAAGCGAAGGCACTCTCACGGGGTATGAACTTTTCGAGGACGAGCAGCTGAAGTCCATGGACCCGCGAAAGCCCGGCGAACCGCTCTGGCCTGAGAAGTATTCGCTCGAAGAATGCCAGAAGATCAAGACGGCTGTCGGCTCTCGGGTCTGGGCTGGCCTCTACCAGCAGCAACCGTCGCCCGAAGGCGGCGCTCTCATAAGCCGGAAGTGGATCAAATACTATTCCGTCATTCCCTCCGAAGCTCTCATGTTCGGCGAATGGCTTATGTCCTGGGACATGGCTTTCAAAGACAAAGACGATTCCGATTTCGTGGTGGGTCAGGTTTGGCTGAAGCACGGAGCGAACAAATACCTGATCGACCAAGTGCGCGACCGCATGGCATTCACCGAAACGATTGCAGCCGTCATTTCTCTCGCTGGAAAATACCCGCACGTCGTAACGAAGCTGGTCGAGGACAAAGCGAACGGCACCGCGGTCATCAATACGCTGAAGGATAAAATCCCTGGCCTGATCGGCGTCGAAGCCAGCGAGTCGAAGATCGTGCGCGTGACGGCCGTCGCTCCTGAATACGAAGCCGGGAACGTCTGGTACCCGGACCCGAGCATTGCACCCTGGGTCCACGATCACGTCGAAGAGGTGGTGTCATTTCCACAAGCCGCCAACGATGACCAGATGGACGCCGCGTCGCAGGCGCTACTTCGCTTCCGTGGTGAAGCTTCTGGTGACTTCTCTGAAGACTTGGTTCCAGAATCAAACAAAACATTTGCAGCACAAAATTCAAGGGGTTCGAAATGGTGAAAGAGCAGCGAAGTATCTGGGCACGAATGCTTTCGGCTGGAGAGAAGCGCCTCGTCTTCGCAGAAGGCGGCGAGCTGGAAGTCGTCGAAGACAGCGACTCGCAATTGCAAACACCAATGGCTACGAAACGGGCAGAGATGGGCTCGTCAGGTACTCGCGTTGACGCGGGCTACCCGTCGGAAGAATACCTAACCGGCCTTCGCGGGAAAAAGCGAGCCGACATCTTCGACGAGATCCGCCGCTCTGATGGGCAGATCGTCATGTGTCTCTCAGCCGTGAAGAATCCAATCAAGAGTGCCACCTGGGAAATTGAACCCGGCTGCGCAGAAGGCGAACAGCCCACGCCTGAAGCAATCGAAGATGCGAAATTGATCAGCCACATTCTCATGAAAGATTCTGACCAGCCGTTCCCGAAGCTGCTCTCGGAAATTCTAACGTTCATTGATTTCGGCCACTCCGTTTTTGAGATCACCCACAAGGTGGTGCTTGATCACCAGCGCTTCGGTTCATTCAATGGCATTGCTTCCCTCGGATGGCGCTCGCAGCGCACCATCGAGCGATGGAATATCAACAAGCAGACGGGAAAGCTCGACTCTATCACGCAGATGGCTGACGGAGACCTCTCGAGAGACGTGACGATCCCAGATCAGTACCTGCTCACCTTCTCGCTAAACAAGGAAGGCTCGAACTACGAAGGCATTTCGATGCTTCGTCCCTGCTACGGGCCTTGGATGCGAAAAGATTTGTACCTGAAACTGAACGCCATCGGAATCGAGAAGTTCGCCGTCGGCACTCCGCTTGTTGAGATTCCACCAGGAAAAGAAAAGGGAACAGAGAAGACGAACATGATCTCGGCGCTGGAAAAATACCAGAGCCATGAAGCGAACTATCTTATGTTCCCGGCTGGCTGGAAGATCACGCTCAACAATAACGCCTACGATCCCTCGAAGGTCGAAGAGTCGATCAACAATGAAGACAAGCGTATAGCGAAAGCCTTTCTCGCGAACTTCCTAGAGTTGGGAATGTCGGGCGGTGGTGCCTACGCTCTTTCGAACGACCTCTCTGACTTCATGCTCTCAGGCCTCGAGCACGTAGCGAATGAAGTCGCTGGTCCGATCAACATGGACCTCATCCCTTCGCTCGTTAAATTGAACCGAGGTCCGCGAGAATTCTACCCGCGCCTGAAGCACTCGGGAATTTCCGACAAGGCAGGGATTGAATTGGCAAACATGCTCGTCGCTCTCGGCGGTGCACAGTTCCTCACGCCGGAAGATGGCGACGAAGATCATTTGAGAAAGCGAATTGGTTTGCCTGCTCGCACACGGGTGGGAGTCCGCACGGCTCCAGCTCCATCATTCGGCGGCGGCTCTTTCGCAGAACGCATTCGCTTAGCAGAAGCAGCGCGGCTGAGAGGCTCACGTGGTTAATTTCTTGGACAGCTTCAACGTTGGTCTCTCAATTTTGTTGTTCGTCGGGCTGCTCGCGAACTGCTGGCTGGCATTCAAACTTCTGAAGGCGCGACTTGATAAATCAGATCACGAGCTGAAGCTGATGACAGAAATCATTAACGATGTTGCGCGGACACCGGGTGGCATGGCCGTGCTCGAACAGCTGATGCAGAATTCGGAAAAGGGGTCCTGAGTGGCGGCGAAACCAAACATCAAGCGACAGATCACGCAGAGCGCTCTCGCTCTTCGTGCAGTTATGATCGAGCACCTCTCGCGCATTGCACAGAACATGGTCGATCAAATCATCTCTCGGCTCGAGCGCCTGCCAGAGAGCCAGCGCATGAATGCAATCAACGACCTGGCACCCGTGGGAATTGCCGACTACAAAAGCTCGATGCTCGCCGCCATGTCCGTCATCGCAGCCGATGCTCTGAAGCAGGTGCGCTCGGAAGTTCCGAAAGCTAAGAACGTAAAGCTCGCCGAGGGTTTGGAGGACCGGCTTCTGCTGGGAGAATTCGAGAGCCTTCCGGCTGCTGTTCGGAACAAGCTTTTCAAACAATACCAGATTCTCACAGAGACGCAGATAGGGGACCTGGAAAAGAAGCTGCTGTTCTCTTTCGGCCACTCCGTTGACTCGACTGATTCTATGGCCCTGATTCGCTCGGACCTCGAGGACACCGCATTCGAATTCACTTCGGGAAACCGCATCACGGCAGGCAGCACGAGCATCGCCGCACAGACAGTGAACGACACTCGGAATGAATTCTTCGACGATCCCGAAGTCCAAGATCAGATCGACGCTTTCGAGTTCATGAACGACGACCCTGTTTCGGAAATCTGCAATGACCTAGCTGGAAGCATCTTCGAAGTGGACGACCCGGATCGCTTTCGCTACACGCCGCCGCTTCACTTCAATTGTAAGAGTTGGATTCGTCCAATTCTGAAGGGCAACAACAAGAAAGAAATAACCGGCCTGCGTCCTTCATCTCAAGAGGTTGAAGACACGATTCAATTCTCGGAAAAGATATGCGGCTGCGGAGACTTCCACGTAGAGGCTCGGTAATCTTATACGCGGCGTTCTATTTTCAGGCAAAATGGCTTCGGGCAGTCTAGTTTCCGGGGTCCGACCTCTGGGCTGTCAACACTAAAGCCGACAAATGTTCGAAACTGTATTGACGAAACCCTCGAGTGCCACTCAGGATTCAATCTATGTCGAAAAAATTACCGAACCAGAGCTTCCGGCTGACGCCTATCGCCATTCTTCTTTCGGAAAAAAGCACCACCCCACCGACCAAGGTCCAAGTTATCCGAACCGGCACTTTCCATCACGAAAAGTATGGAAAATTCGAAGTAACGAAAGAGCACCTCCTCTCATTCAAAAAGAATTTCGACGACAAGGTTCGCCGCATCGACATAGCGCTGGATTACGGCCACGAGTCAGAGGGTGAGGCTGCTGCCTGGTTTAAAGACCTCGAGCTTTCGGACGACGGGACGGAACTCTGGGCCATTCCAGAATGGACGCCCGAAGGCGGCGCTGCTGTTCTCTCGAAGCGCTACCGCTACCTCTCAGCGGATTTTAATTTCGATTACGAAGACAATGAGACATTAAAAAAATACGGCCCGACACTTTTAGGTGCGGGTCTAACTAATCGCCCGGTTGTGAAAGGCCAGGCACCAGTCATTGAATTGACAGAAGGAAAGGGAAACGTAATGGACCCAAAAGATCAAGAAATCGCGGACCTGAAGAAAAAGATCACAGAACTCGAGGCTAAGATTGCAGCGAGCGCGGCACCGAAGGCTGGAGAAGATGCACCAGCTCTCGAAGAAGCGAAAAAAGAAGTTGAGTTGAAAGACGCCCAGCTGTCAGAAATGAAAAAAGAGCTGTCGCTGTTCAAGAAAACTGCTGCTGATGCTGCGAAGAAATCAGCATTCGACGCGAAGCTTTCCGAGGGTTCGGTTTGCGAAGCGCAACGCGAGGCTTACATGGCTGGCGACATGGACAAGTTCCTCTCGCTCGCTTCGAGCGTGAAGCTTTCAGAAAAGGGCAGCGGAGGCACACCGGCACCAGCTGCTGGAGCTGACGTTCAGACGGAAGTTCTGAAGCTCGCTGAGAAAATGGTTAGCGAGAAACGTGCGTCGAACACCGTCGAAGGCACGAGCCTCGTTCTAAAAGAAAACGCGGATCTTCGTAAGCGATACGAAGCCGCACAAGTTTAAAATCGAAAAAATTAAAACGAAAGGAATTTGAAACATGGCATCTCACTCGGAACCAAGAATCTATTTGTTCAAGAACACTGCTGCAATTGCGAAAGGCAAAGCAGTAAAACTCAGCGGCACGGCTGGCGACACCGTAGTTGTTGGAGCGGCGAACACTGATCGTTGCATCGGCATCATTCAGAACGCGGCGTCTACTTCTCTCGAAGGCGCTGAAGTAGCACTTCCAGGCGGCGGCGCGAAGGCTCTTCTCGGCGAGGCTGTTGTCGCTGGCAACGATCTCGTCTCTGGAACAGACGGGCGCTTGATGCTCCCGAACGCTGACGGCGATGAAGTCATCGCTCGCGCAATGCAGGCGGGTGCAGAGAACGATCTGATTGCTGTCGAAGTCGTCGTCTTCAGCGCACACGCCGCACAATAATTGATTTAAAAACAACGAAAGGAATTTTGTAAATGGCACAGTTGAAAGCGATAGTAGACAAGCTTCTCAGTAACGTTTCTCAGCTCTACAAACCAGAGGGTTTGGTCGCAGAGCTGCTCTTCCCAACAATCAAGTCGGCACAGTCGTCTGGTTTGCTAGGGAAGTACGGCAATTCGCACCTGCGGATTGAGAATTCAGTAAAAGGCGGACGCGGTAAATACCGCCGCGTTGAAACGATCACGAAGAGCACTCAGCAGTTCTTGATCGAAGGCCACGGCCTCGAGGGTTTTGTTTCGAAAGACGATTACCGCAACGCGGAAGCGCCGTTCGATGCAGAGCGCGATGAAGTCATGGGCCTTCAATCGGTTCTGTTGCTCGAGAAAGAAAAGGCAATTGCCGATTCTCTCACAAGCACTTCGCTGATCACGCAGAACACGACGCTCTCGGGAACTTCGCAGTTCAACGATTATGCGAATTCGGACCCCGTCGCGGTTCTCTCGACAGCTCGCTCAACCATCATTGATGGATGCGGACTCGAGGCGAACAGCGTCGTCATGGACATCAAGGTCTATGACAAAATGCGCTTCCACCCTGGGCTGCTCGATGCTCTCGGCTACAAAGAAGCTCGCCCAGGTGGTTTGAGTGGACAGGAAATCGCTGCGGCGATTGGCGTTCAGAAAATCTTCATCGCGAAGGCTCGCTACAATTCTGCGAAAGAGGGACAGACAGATGCTCTTTCTCCTGTTTGGGGTAAGGACGTTGTTCTTTTCCACGCTCCAGAATCAGCAGCGATCGGTCAGCAGTCAACTGGCTACTGGGTTCTGCCTTCAGACAGCAGCCCACGCAAAGTTTACAAGCAGGCGAATTTCAACCCGCCAGGCTCGACAGCGATTCTTTGTGAGGACGAGTATGACTTGCTCCTCTCGAATGTTCTCTGCGCTTACCTGATCAAATCGGCAATCGCTTAACCAACAAAAGAAAAGGACCCGCTCGTTCGGGTCCTTTCTTCCACTCTCAAAAAACAAGGAGAACCAAAGTGCGAATTTCTATTTTAATTACCGCAGCGGCTTTACTTTTCTTCTCGATGGACGCTCAGGCGCTTTCGGTTCGCCGAATGAGTCAAGACGTCAAGCTTCCTAGCCAGGGAGTCGTCGAGCAGCAGGCGTTCACGAATTTAATTGTTGCAACAACCAACCTAGTCCTCGCGACGAACGCAGGCCCGACAGCTGCGACGGCTCTGGCAGTGACGACGTTCACGGCACAGCCGGACAGCCCACGCAACCTGACGATCACGCCCACGGGCACGACGACAGATGTTGAAGCCTGCGTTGTCACCGTAGCCGGAACGAACTTTTTCGGAAAAGCGATCACGGAGACGTTCACGTTCCTAGCGAATGCATCTACGGCGGTGACGGGAGCGAAGGCATTCGCCTCGGTGACGTCTGCTTCATTCCCTGCGAACTGCGAAAGCGGCGCGTTCGCTGCGACGTGGACCATAGGGGTCGGCGAGAAGATCGGCCTGAAGCGTTGCATGGCAGAAGCCGGTGCATTCATTCAGTCGTCAATTGATGGCGCGAAAGAGACGACGCTCGCAACGGTCGTTGCCGACTCGGACGAGGTTGAAAAGAACACGGTGGACTTCAACGGAACAATGGACGCGGCGAGCGACTTCAAAGCTTACTTCATCCAGAATTTCGGATGTTTCCCATGAGTCGGAGCCGTTTAGTTTGCATGATCAACACGCACTTGCGCGGGGTTGAGCTCAAAAAAGGACAGGTAGTCAGCCAGGAAATTCTCGACGACGCTTCACCAGCGGCGATTGATGAATTGATAGACGCTGGCTTTCTGATGGAAGACGTTGCCGTCGAAGTTGCGACTGAAGTTGCGACTGAAGTAGTGGACGAACTCACCCTCGCGAGTTCAGCAGAAGAGCACCACGAGAAAAAGAAAAAAGGAAAGAAGTAGCGCATGGCATACTGCACGGAAGCCCAGGTACAGGCAGAATTTAAAGAGCTGCCAATCACCGCAACCTCTGCGCTGAAAACAGCACAGATCGCGGAGTTTATCGCGGAAGCCGACAGTATGCTGAACGCCATCATCGGCACCCGCTATGTGGTGCCGGTGACTGCAGGCAACGCGCTTGTCGTCATGCGAATGCTCTCGCGAGCGCTCGTAGCGAACCGCGTGGCTGGCGTCCTGGCGATAAAGACGGGCGTCGATAAAATCAATCAAGAAGCTTCCCGAATGAAGACGGAAGAGGTTCTGAAAATGGCGCGAGAAATTGCAGCCGGGAAAATTGACTTTGCCGGAGCGTCGAGCGCTCTCACGAATGGCGGGGTTGATAGCTATACAAGTTCGAATGATGTCGAGAGAACATTCAACCGCAACACGAAGCAGTGGTAATCGGTGGCTGATAAGGACAAGGCGATCATTCATTTTGAAGTTGACCCAGGCGGGAAACTTAAAAAGAAATTCAAGCGAGCACTTGAGGAGATTGACGACCTTCGCATTCCACTCTCTCTCATTCGCGAATCTTGGTTTGCAGGCAACGGTTCTATTTTCGCCATAAGCGGACCAGGTAAGTGGGCAGACCTTACGCCCGGTTACAAAAAAGCAAAAAAGCGCGACAAGGGTTTCATCTATCCGATTCTCTTTCGCGACGGTACATTGAAGTCTGCTCTCACACGCCCAGGCGATGTGAATTCCATTTCGAAATTGACTGGTAAGAAAACTCTCGACCTGGGCGTCGTTGATAATGTCATTTTCAATTCTCTGAACAATGGCACGCGCACGGGAATGAAAAAGCGTCCGTTCATTCTGCTAGGAGTAGAGCAGACGGCACCGAGCGCACTGAACACTCGGGTCCAATTATGGACGCGGCTGCTTCAGGATTACATAGAACAAAAGACCGGGGAGAGCTTCCGTGGCTAAGGTTGATCTTGAAACAATTCTCGCGGACGTGAAGGCCACAATGGTCGCGCACTTTAATGCGAAATTGACAGCGCTGAACACGGAAAAGAATGACGGCATAACGCTGCTGCCACTCGATGGCGATGCCTACTTCCTTCAGCAGCTGAACGGGAAGCTCGCGAACTGGAATCCTATCTGCGTCTACGGCTGCGACAACATAGAGACGATTTCGCGTGGTCCCTTCGCTGGCTCGAAGTTCACGCTCTCGGTGATGATCGTGGAGCGCGAATAG